GGACCCCGCCGGCTCGGCGGTGCCGATCCTTGTCGGTGGCTCGGCGGCGGCCGTGGGCGTCATCGCGCGGACCGACGCCGACAAGGGCTGGTGGAAGTCGCCGTCGAACGAGCCCATCTTGGGCGTCGTCGGCCTGGCGCGGCCGGTGGACTTCGTGCTCGGCGAGCCGAACAGCCGCGCCAACCTGCTCAACGAGGCCAACGTCGCGACGGTCGTCTTTCAGGACGGCTGGCGCCTGTGGGGCAACCGCAGCACGTCTTCGGACGCGAAGTGGATGTTCCTCGTCGTGCGCCGCATCGCCGACCAGATCAACGAGGCCCTGCTCCGCTCCCACCTCTGGGCGGTCGACCGCGGCATCACCAAGACCTACATCGAGGAGGTCACCGCCGGTGTCCGCGCCTACCTCCGCCATCTCGTGACGCAGGGCGCCATCATCGGCGGCGACGCCTGGGCGGACCCCGACCTGAACACGCCGGACCAGATCGCGCAGGGCAAGGTCTTCTTCGACTTCGACTTCAGCCCGGCCTATCCCGCGGAGCACGTCACGTTCCGCTCGCGCCTGGTCGACGACTACCTCGAGGAGCTGTTCGCATGATCGCCGACGTGCTGCACAACCTGAACCTCTTCGTCGATGGCGCCGGCTATGCCGGCAAGATCGTCGAGATCGTCATGCCGAAGCTCGTGCAGAAGACCCGGGAGTTCCATGCCGGCGGCATGGCCGCGCCGGTCGACATCCCGATGGGCTCGCTCGAAAAGCTCGAGTGCGAGTTCACGCTGTCGGCCTTCGACCGGGCCGTGCTGGGGCTGCAGAACGGGATGCCCGGCGTCGTCACCCAGCTCACCGCGCGCGGTGCGCTCGCCAGCGACAACGGCGTGCAGGTGCCGCTCGTCGTGCAGATGCACGGCGTGCTGCGCGAGCTCGACCTCGGCACCTGGAAGGTCGGCGACGACAACAACCTCAAGGTCGTGGCCTCGCTGCGCTACTTCAAGCTCGTGCACGCGGGCAAGGATGTCGTCGAGGTCGACGCCATCAATCTGGTTTGGAAGGTCAATGGCGTCGACCAGCTCGCGGCGACGCGGGCGGCGCTGGGTCTGTAGCCACCCCGAGGAGGGCGTCCGATGCCTGTCGTCAAGCTGGGAACCCCCATCACCACCGAGGGCCGCACCGTCGAGCGCATCGAGATGCGCAAGCTGAAGGTGGCCGACTTGGAGTGGCTCCAAGAGCAGAGCAAGCGCGGCAAGCTGGCCGTGCGCGTGGAGTACGAGCTCATCGCTCGGCTCTCGGGCCTCGCCCCCGACGCTCTGACCGAGCTCGATGCCGACGACTTCGCCGCGCTGTCCACCGCGCTGCAGGAGATGTTCCCGGAAGGCCTCCGCCCATCCGCACGCTGATGGCGGACCTGGCGTGCTGGGTGGGTTGGCCGCCGAGCGAGATGTACGACATGTCGCTCGAGGATCTAGCTGACTGGCACGACCGGATTCGCCGGCGGATGGGCGGGCGCCGCTAGCCCGAGGACTCTGCGATGGCCGACCTCCAACTCTCCTTTCTGCTCAGCGCAGTCGACCGACTGACCGCCCCTGTACGTGGCGCGATGGAGGGGCTGCAGCGCATGGAGAGCCGCGCCGGCGAGATGCAGGCAAAGCTCGATAGCCTTGGCAAATCCCGCAGCGACATCGACCACTTCAAGCAGCTCAAGACCGGGGCGACGGACACCGCCAAGCAGCTCGAGGCGGCGCGGGGCAAGGTCAAGGAGCTCGCTACCGAGATGAAGCGGTCGGGAGCTCCGGCCCAGGATCTCGAGCGACAGTTCACCGACACGCGTGTCGAAGCGCGGCGACTCAAGGACCAACTGGGCGAGCAGCAGGCTCAGTTGGAGCGTGTTCGCCGCAAGATGCACGACGCGGGCGTGAGCGCCCGGGACATGGCGACGGGTGAACGGCGGCTGCGTGACGAGAGTGAGAAGCTGGGGGGCGAGCTGGCGAAGGTCGGCCGACGCATCGACGCCCTGACGGGCAAGAAGGAACACCTCAAGCGCCTGCGCACCGGGCTCGACGAGGTGGTCTCCCGAGCCGCGGACTGGTCGCTCGCTGCCGGCGCCATGCAGCGCGCAGGCAGCGTGTTGGTCGGAGCTGTCGAGGCGCCGACGCGGGCCGCCATCGACTTCGAGAGTGCGTTCGCTGGCGTCAAGAAGGTCGTGGACTTCGGCGACGCCGGCGGAGCCGAGCGGCTGCGCAAGACGCTCATCGGCCTGAGCAAGGAAATCCCGATCACGGCCTCCGGACTCGCCGACATCGCGGCCGCCGGCGGGCAGCTCGGCGTCGCCGAGGGCGACCTGCAGACCTTCGTGGACATCGCGGCCAAAATGGCGACGGCCTTCGACATGACGCCGGCCGCGGCGGGCGAGGCCATGGCGAAGTTGTCGAACGTGTTCCAGATCCCTGTGCTCGAGACCGGCCGGCTCGGCGACGCCATCAACCACCTGAGCAACAACACGGCGGCGAAGGCCGACCAGATCGTCGACGCGGTGGCCCGCATCGGCGGCACCGCGCGGCAGTTCGGCCTGTCGGCCACCAACGCGGCCGCGCTCGCCGACGCCTTCGTGGCGCTGGGCAAGCCACCCGAGGTGGCGGCGACGGCCATCAACTCGATGCTCCTCAAGCTCCAGACGGCGGACAAGCAGGGCAAGGCGTTCGCGGGCGGGTTGGCGAAGCTCCGCTACTCGACCTCCGAGCTGGCCAGCAACATCCGCGAGGACGCGCAAGCGGCGCTGTACGACTTCGTCGTGAGGCTCGGGGAGCTCGATCGTTTCTCGCGCGCTGGCGTGCTGACCGACCTCTTTGGGGCCGAGTACGCCGACGACATCAGCCTGCTCGCCGGCAACGTGGAGGCCTACCGCAAGGCGCTCGAGCTCGCCAACGACAAGGGCCAGGTGGCGGGGGCCATGCAGCGTGAGTTCGACGCGTTGGCCGACACGAGCGCCAACCGGCTGCAGCTCCTCGAAAACCGCTGGGACGCGCTGAAGATCGGCATCGGAGACCGGTTCCTGCCTGTGCTCGAGCGCACGCTCGATGTGGTCTCGCCGCTCATCGACGAGATCGAGCGGTGGGCCGACGAGAACGAGGAGCTGGCCGATGGGATCCTCGTCGCCGCAGCGGGCGTGGGCATGTTTCTCACCGTGGTCGGGGGCATCGGGGCCGCGGCGGCGGGCGCAGTCGTCTCGCTCGGGACGCTCAGGTGGGCCATGGCGAGCCTGGGGGTGAAGACGGGGCTCGGGGGCATGGTTGCTGGCGCAGGCCGCGGCATCGGCAGCGCCTTTGGCAAGCTCGGCGGGTGGGCAGTGCGAGGCTTTCTGGGCGCCGCCGCCTTTCTCGGGCCCGGCCTGGTCGCCGTGCTTGGGCGCGTCGTTGGAGTGCTCGGCGGCCCGGTCGGCTGGATCCTCAGCGCGCTGACCTTTGTGATCCCGCTCGTCATGGAGCACTGGGACGAGATTTCGGCGTGGTTCGGCGAGCTGTGGGAGGGCATTTCCCGATGGGCTTCTGATGCTTGGACGAAGATCGGCAAGTGGCTGACCGATGCGGTTCAACCCGTCAAGGATGCGTGGAGGCCGGTCGGTGCGTGGTTTGGCGAGCTCTGGGACGAGATCGCGACCGTCGCCGAGTCGGCATGGGAGGGGATCGCCGGCTGGGTCGGCCGCAATCTGCTCGATCCCTTCCGCGAGGCGTGGGAGCCCATCGGCCGGTGGTTCGAGGGCTTCTGGGACGCGATGGTCTCGGTGGTCACCGACGCGCTCCGAAGCATCGACGATTTTATCGCCAACTCCACGCTCGGCGCGCTCTCCGGCGGCACAGAAGGCGCGCTCAACTTCGCCAAGTCGATGCCTGGTGTCGGTCCCATCGCGCAGCTCATCGAGACAGCCTTGGACCTTGCAGGCGACAAGCCGGCGGACGGCCCTGCGGTGCCCGCCGACCGCGGCGCAGAGTCGCGCCAGCTCCACGTCACCAACCACTTCCGCATCGAGGCGGGGGTCGATGGGGATGCGCTGCGCGACAAGGTCGTGGCCATCATCGAGAACCAGACCGAGGCGCTGCGCCGCACCTTCCTCTTCGAGGAGGCCGAGCCATGATGATGCAGCTCGGCGACTTCCCCTTCGGCATCGCCACGGCGGCCTACGAGCGGCTGCGGCGCCGCACCGGCTGGGCCTGGGCGGCGCAGGACCGGCTGGGACGCGCGCCGGCGCAACAGTTCGTGGGGCCGGAGATCGTCGAGGTGGAGCTGGACGGTGTGGTGCTGCCGCACTGGAGTGGCAAGCCCGATCCCCTCGGGCTGCTCCGCGCTGCGGCGAGCGAGGGCCAGCCCCTCGATTGGGTCGACGGGGATGGCTACTACCACGGGCTCTGGGTGGTCGTGGCCATCGACGAGGACGAGAGCGGCTTCATGTCGCACGGAAAGCCGCTCGAGGTCGGGTTCCGTGTCCGGCTGCGCGCCTACGGGGAGGATGCGTGACGCGCTACCGGACCCAGGAGGGCGATGTGCTCGACCGTGTGTGCTGGAAGCACTACGGCCGGGCCAGCGGTGTCGTTGAGCTCGTCCTCGAGGCCAACCCGGGGCTCGCTGGCCGTGGGCCCGCGCTCCCGATTGGCATGGTCATTGTGCTTCCGGACGTGCCCACCGAGCGGCCGCCAGCGACTG